TTAAGAAAGTTAAATATTTATCTAAGACAAAAACAAAAAAGCTTAGAAAACATATTAAACAATATGCTTCAAGCAAAATGAATATTGATTTACATCATGTGTTTGTCAATATTATTCCAAAGGAAGATATGGGCTTTTTGAAAACTGTATTGGTGTTATATAACAAAGTTGGACTTGACTATACAAATATGCTTTTAGCTTTAAAGGCTTTTTGTAAAAAGTTTGAGGTCTTATTAATAAGAGATAAATTCATATTAAAGGAGAAACAATGGATTTAAATTTCGGAATAAATGGAAGTTTTGGTGTTCAAGCTGCAAGACCTATAAGTATAAGTAGTTCTACACCTATTGGGATTGTAGCTACAGCAAATGCTGGAGCGACTGGGCTTATGAAGTTTAATAATGCTGATGATGGCTTACAGTATGTAAAAGATAACAATATCACAGATGGAACTTTAGAAGTTGCACTTACTGGTATTAGTTTGCAAGGGGTAAACTGCCCTATAGTTTGTCATATATCTACGCTTGATGGTGATAGTGCTGTAAATAAGACAAATGTTTTAGCTGGTCTTGATATGTTGAAGCAATCAGACCCAGTAGTAGGGATTGACCTTAAAAATGGTTTGATTATCGCACCTGAATATTCAGCTGATGTAGAAGTTGCTGCAAAGGTTGATAGTGTATCTAGTGCATTGTGGACTACTGGTATTGTAGATGATTTTAGTACAGATGAAGCTGGTGTATCAAACTTTGTAAGTAATTTTGGTAGCAAATATCTTTTAGTTGGTACTGGTAGATACAATGCTGATGGCAAACTAATACCATTTAGTAGCCTTATGGCTGGGATTATAGCTTATCACGATGGGAATACTGCTTTTGGTTGGGCGAAAAATCACTCAAATAGAGTAGCAAAAGGTGTAGCTGGTACTGAAAGAGTTATTGAATATTTTGATGGTAGCGATTGTGAAGCTAGAAGATTAAGACAAAAATCTGTAGCTATGATTTTAAAAGATGTAGGTTGGAGAACATACGGATTTGAAACTACTGATATTGACCCTATTTGGCAAAGTCTTGATAGAGTGCGAACATTCCACCGCCTTTTAGCTGCAATCCTTAAAGCGAACAAATGGGCTAGAGATAGAGAAGCCGACCAGTTAATATGGGTTAAAAAATCTGTAGTTGAGTTTATGAATGAACTTAAAGGTAACAATGTGATAGTAGGTTTTGATGTGTTCTTTGACCCTGAAAAAAATACTAAAGCAACTGTAACAGCTGGTAAGTTTTATCTAACTGTATTGGTTCAAGATATGCCGAGCATTAGAGAGCTTAATATCGAACTTGTTTACTCTGATAACTGGGGTGAAACTTTAATAAATTATATAAATGGATAAGGAGTAGAAAATGGCACAGATTAAATTTCCTGAAGAGGTTGTTGATGTAAGTGTTTTTATTGATGGCCTTGGTTTTATCGGAGTTGTTGATAAAGATGGTATTAAGTTTCCTGAAATTGAAGAAATTGAAGAGAGTATAAAAGTTGGTGGCTTTGAACAAAGTTATGGAACAGGTGTATTTAAAAAACTTGAGTTTGAAATTGTAATTAAAGAGATCAACAAAGTAATTTATACTTCAGTTGCAAAAGGGTTATCCAGTGGTGATGGAGTAAACTTAACAATCAAAGGTTCAACCATACAAAATGGAACAAAGACACCTTTCATAGCAACTATACAGGGAAAACCATCAATTGCACTCAAGGGTACAGAAACAACATTAAAAGGTACAGCTAGATTTTTTTCATTCGAATATGATGGTGAAGAGCTATGCTTGTTTGATACAAAAAATATGATAGCTAAAATTGGTGGAGTGGACCACCTGGAAACTCTTAGAAGCCACATACAATAAAGGAGCAAAAATGGCAAAAGTAAAATTAAGCAATGGTACAGAAGTAGAAGTAAGAGAACCAAAAGTAAGAGATATGAGAATTGTAGCAAATGAGCCAAATGAGCAAGAGCAAGAGATTAAGCTTGTAGCGAATCTTACTGGTCTTACACTTGATGAGATCGATGAACTATCATTGAAAGATTATGCACTTATCAGTGAGGTGGTAAAAGATTTTTTGTCATAACTTGGGAAAATGCAAGAAAAGGCATGGCACTAATTGGTCATGTCTTGCATTTTTCGTATAGTGATATGTTTGAGATGAGCATAAAAGATTTTCTATATTTTATAGATGAGGCTAATCTTGTTTTAAATAATGAATAAATTTTGTAAATAGTGAACTAAAAAGTATCATAACAAATGAGACTTTTAATATATGTTCGCTATTTGTTAAGTCTATTTGAGCATATGGGATAGCCAAAGGCAATATAAATACAAAAGTAAGCATAATAGATATGAAAACAGGAGATATAAAAAATGGAAAAATTAGCCTTAAGCGTAATAATAGGTGGTGCGATAGCCTCATCTTTTAACTCCTCTATAAATTCATCTACAAAAAGTATATCACAGATGGGCTTACAGATTAAAAAGATGAATAAAACTAAAATCAATATTCAAAGATTTAGACAGCTTCAAAAAAATACTATGGGCAACAGAAAGGAGTTCGTAAAACTTGGTCGTAGTTTAAGAGAAGCTGGAGTTGATTTAAAAAACCTTTCAAAATATACACAAGAAGCTAATGAAAAATTAAGAATATTAAAAAAAAATACAATTATAAAAGCTAGGATCCAAGTAGAGAAAGATAATCTCTTCGCACAAAAAGATAGTTTGCTTGCTACTTTTGGTACTGGAATGGCTATAAGCGGGATTATCAATTTAAGAAGCGAAGTTATGCAAGCGCAAGGAGAGCTTCAGTCTTTAAAAATCGGTGATGCAGGAATAGAAAAGATAACAAAAGAAGCTAAAAAGTTTAGTAATGAGTTTGCCGGAACAACTACACCTCAATTTATAAAAGCAGCATATGATATAAAAAGTGGTATAAGCTCACTCAGTGATGGAGCTGTTGCAAAATTCACAAGACTTGCAGCTATTACAGCTGGAGCTACCAAAAGCAGTACTGATCAGATGACATCATTTTTTGCTACTGGATTTGGTATCTACTCAAAACAATTTTATAAATTTGGTGAAAAAACCATAAAGGGTTGGAACAAACTAAGCCAGGAAGAAAAAGATATAAAATTTGGTGAATATTTTAGTGCCGGCATTGGTACTGCTGTACAGATGTTTAAAACTGATGGTACTAAAATGCAAAATGCTATAGAAACTTTAGGCGCTGCTGCTACTACTTCAAATGTTCCATTATCAGAACAAATAGCAATTTTAGGACAAATGCAAAAATCATTTGCAAGTGGCAGTGAAGCGGCAACTGCATATAAAGGTTTTTTGAGCGGAGCGGTTCAAGCCCAAGAAGCGTTAGGCTTAGAATTTTTAGATAGTAATAATCAGCTGAAATCGGCACCTTTGATACTTGAAGAGTTAAAAAATAAATATGGTGAAACTTTAGATGATATGGAAAAAGCTGAAATTAAAAAAGCCTTTGGCACTGAAGAGGGTATGAAGTTTATTACTGCATTTTATGGTGAGATAGATGAACTAAAAACAAATATAAATTCACTTGATAGTTCTATGAAAAAAGGAACTAAAACAGTAGATGATATGATGAAAGCCACTCAGAAAGGCAAGGGTTTTCAACTGTTGGGGCAACAAATGGCAAATCTTGGAGCTACCATTGGCAAAATACTTTATCCAGCAGTTTCTACACTTGGTACTATTGTAGGTGCTTTAGCCGTTGGTCTTGATAATCTTATTAATACTTTTCCGCTTTTGAGTTCAGTTATAGGCTATGCTGTTGTAGGCGTATTTTCATTCATTGCCATTAGCAAAACAGCAAGATTAGTATCTTTCGCATATAGAATAGCCATGTTGTCGCTTAGGGGTTCTTTTTTAGCAAACATTCCAGCGGTTAAGTCTTTAAGATTAGCCGTAAACAGGTTTAATATTTCCAATACAGCAGCAACTATCAAAACTAAGGTGTTTGCAGCAGTCCAAAGAGGTGCAGCATTTGGAAGCAAAGTTTTTGCTTTATCTTTGAAATTGGCAACAGGAGCTATGAAGTTCTTGGGCAGGACTATTTTGTGGGTTGGAAAAGCTTTTTTAACAAATCCTATAGGTTTAACTGTAGCTGCTATTGCTGGTGCTGCTTATTTAATATATAGCAACTGGGGAGCTGTAAAAGGTTTTTTTAGCAATATGTGGAATGGTATTAAATCTATATTTTCATCCACAATAGATTTTATTAAAACTCATTTAGGCTGGACACCTTTAGGAGTAGTTTTAAATAACTGGAAACCAATAGGTAACTTTTTTAGCAATCTTTGGAGCGGAATAAAAACATTATTTAGCGATAGCATAAGTTTTATTGCAAATATCTTTATGGATCCGGTACAAAGTATAAGTAGTGCTTGGAGTGGTTTAGGTAATTGGTTTGGGGGACTCTTTACTTGGCTTGGTGGCGTGTTTGGTGCTGGGGTAAAAGTTATTACAAATATATTTACTTCGCCTATAAAAATCATTAGCAATATGTGGAATGGTATTAAATCTATATTTTCATCCACAATAGATTTTATTAAAACTCATTTAGGCTGGACACCTTTAGGAGTAGTTTTAAATAACTGGAAACCAATAGGTAACTTTTTTAGCAATCTTTGGAGCGGAATAAAAACATTATTTAGCGATAGCATAAGTTTTATTGCAAATATCTTTATGGATCCGGTACAAAGTATAAGTAGTGCTTGGAGTGGTTTAGGTAATTGGTTTGGGGGACTCTTTACTTGGCTTGGTGGCGTGTTTGGTGCTGGGGTAAAAGTTATTACAAATATATTTACTTCGCCTATAAAAATCATTAGCAATATGTGGAATGGACTATTTAACTGGCTGTCTAATAAGTTTGATTGGATTGGTAAAGCTGTAGGTAAATTTAAAAGCATTGGTTCAAAAATAAAAAATTTTTTTGGTTTTGGCGACAATGAAAAGAAAAAAGAGAAAAAACCAGTAAATAATACAAGCTTTAAAATGGGCTCTACTATGAAAAAAGTGGCAACTGCTACAGCCATAAGCACATCTCTTGCAGCATCACAACCAAGTATTCAACCAATGCAACCGCAATTAAAAGTAGTACAACCTAAACTAAACTATGCACCTATGCCAAAAGTTCAATATAGCAAACCAAAAGAAATGCGACAAACAAACCACATTAAAGTAATTGTGAATAATCCATCTTCTACCGTAGATGTTCAAAAAGCAATAGTAAATGCAATGAATGATATAGACAACGATAGAGGCTTAAGCGATGAAGATTTTTAAAAATAATTTTTGTCCCTTTTTAATTAACCCCTTTTTTAATAAGATTTACAAAATAAAGTAGGGGCCTGATTTGTTAGCACTGATTGGTGATTTTAAGTTTGAAATCAATGATACTGATTTTGATAAAATCAAAAGCACTATGAACTTTGGCTTTAGTGCCAACAAAAGACTATGCAATTTTGATGGGTACCAAGCTGTTGGTTTGTATGAAGAAAACATTGAGATAAATGGCACACTCATAGCAAAATCACAAAAACAACTGGGGAAGTTTGAAGACCTGGCCAAACAAAAAACACCAGTTACTTTCGTCACAAATGAGAGCATCCAAACAGTTCTTATATTAAGCCTTGAAAAAGAAAGAACTTTCTTTTTACAAGATGGTGCATTTACGAAACAGGCTTACAAAATAGTTTTACAAGTTGTAGGTGATGCAAAATGAAAATATTTACTGCGCAAAAAGGCGACAGATTGGATCAAATCATATATAAAGAGTATGGCACCTTAAAAGTTTTTGATAAGGTATTAGAAGCTAACAAACATTTAACCACTAAAGTTATACTAGATGATAACGATAAGGTAAATCTACCAGCTCTTGAACTGCCAAAAGCCAAAGAGGTGAAGAGTTTATGGTAAAAAAACCTACTTTCAAACTGCTTGCAAATGATAAAGATGTAACTGCTGCTTTACAAAAAGAGCTTATATCTCTCACTTTCAAGGATGAAGAGAATAATAAGGCTGATGAACTGACCATAAAAGTTGGTGGTGAATTTGCACGACCAAAATATGAAGATGAGCTAAAACTATATCTAGGATATGGTGATGATTTGGTCTATTGTGGATTGTTTAAAGTACAAACTTCAACCAGAAGCGACAACAACATACTCACAATCAGTGCTACAGGTGTAAATTTTAGCAGCATACTGAAAGAGAAAAGAGATGTAACCTATGAGAAAATATCTATCAAAGGTATATGCAAACAGATAGCTGATAGAAATGTGCTTAAACTTAAAAGTGATTTTGATGATGTAGCCATCTTGTCTATAGCACAAAGTAATGAAAGTGATTTGCACTTTTTAAATAGATTAGCAAAAGATTATAACGCTATTTTCAACATAAAAAACGATACTTTAATCTTCACTAAAAAAATTAAAGAAAATAAAAAAAATGAAGATTTGCCATCATATACAATAAGTGCAAATGAAGTAAGAACATTATCAATAAAACATTCAAATAAAACACTTTACAAATCTTGTAAAAGTATTTGGCACGATACTAAAGAAAACAAAACTAAAGAAGTAGTAGTTGGATTTGGTGAACCAGTGCTAATCAACAAAGGTAATTTCAAAAACGAAGCTGAAGCAAAAGCAAAAGCTCAAGCAAAACTAGAAAGAGCTGTGCAAGGTTTAGTTAGTGGTAGTTTGTCTATGGCTGGTGAAGTCATATTTGCTGGTAGTACATTGAATTTGATAGACACACTTGAAGATGATGGTGAATATCGCATTAGAACAGTTAATCATAATTTTACTTCTGATGGATGGACTATAAATTTAGAATTTGAGAATTAAGGAAAATATGATGGAAAGTTGGATGGTAAGTTTGGGCATTAGTGTAGTTGCTGTTGTATCTACATTTGCCGTCCTAAGACAAAAAGTAGCTGACAGTATAGTTAGAGATCAGGAACAAGATATAAGATTTAAAGAATTCACAATTAAACTAGATGAAACTATAGCTGAATTACAGAAGTTCAAAAATAAAAGTGAGCCTCACCTGGAACATCTAAGTAGAGTTGAACAAGCACTTACCAAAAAACTTGATCTTCATAGTGAAAATATAACAAAGCTAAATCAACAAATATCACAAGCCCCCACAATGAAAGAAGTAAGAGATGAGTTTGTAAGCAAAGAGATGTTTCATCAAATGCAAAAACACATAGATGAAAAGTTTGATAAGTTAGAAATGGGATTAACAAAAATTTTAGACAAATTAGAAAAGGTATAGAATGGCAGATTTCAGTAAAGCTATTGAAAAAGTTTTAGTAAACGAGGGGGGTTATATAAATGACCCAAACGATAAAGGCGGTGAAACTAAATTTGGCATATCTAAAAGAGCTTACCCACATATAGATATAAAAAATCTTACTACAGATGAAGCTAAGGCAATTTATAAAAAAGACTACTGGGACAAAATAAAAGGTGATGAAATGCAAAGTGATGCTATAGCCTATGAGATATTTGATACCGCTGTCAATATGGGCGTAAGAACTGCAAGCAAATTAGCCCAGCTGATTGTAAAGTCACACCCTGATGGCATAATTGGAAACAAAACACTGCAAAAGATAAATAACATAGATGAAGAGCTGTTCGTTACAAGTTTCAAGCTAGCAAAAGTCGCGAGGTATATTTATCTTGTAGAGAAAAATCCAAGCAATAGAAAGTTTCTCTTTGGCTGGATAAAAAGAGCTTTAGGAGCATAGCACATGGGATTAATGAGTTTTTTAAGTGGCGGCATCGTTGAAGCTGTAGGCAAAGTAGCTGATGATTTAATAACAAGCGATGAAGAGCGTCTTGAAAAAGAGAACGAAAAGCTAAAAGCACAACTCAATCACAAGATAGAAGCACAAAAACTTGATCTTGGATATGAATCAGAACTTACAAAACGACTTCAGAGTGACAATCAAGGGAACTTTTTAACCAAAAGTGCAAGACCTGTTACGCTTTATCTGATGTTAGCTTTGATATTTATTATGATATTTGGCAATATGTTTGGAATAGTTATTGAAGATAAGTATGTTGATCTCGTGCAAATCCTATCTATGACTGCATTCAGTTTCTACTTTGGAGGTAAAAGTATTGAAGCTTTCAAGCATGGCAAAATATTGTAGATGGTGGGCTCTACTGGACTCGAACCAGTGACCGACCCGTTATGAGCGGGTAGCTCTAACCAACTGAGCTAAGAGCCCATCTATAAGTTAAAGGGGACACCTAAAGGGACACCCAATAAATAATAAAACCTTTTAAAGCCTATGTTTTAGGGCTTTATTGAACTTCTCAAATTTCCGTTATGAGCCGACATATTTTAAATATATTATGATTTAGATAGCCTTAAATAAGCCTATATTACGAGTTTATAATTTTAAACAAATGTAACTTTTTATATAATTTTATATACAAAGGGGACACCGAAAGGGACACCCATATAG